TATTGAAATCGAGCGGCCGGGTGATGTCCGTGCACACATCACCAACGGGCGTCAGCCCGGTCCAACGGTCGAACGGCAGCACCCCTTTGAACGACCCGATGCCTACACTGTCCAGGTCGAGCGGCTCATCAAGCTGGTCGCCCTGACCGTCGATAATCATCAACGCCCCGGCCCCGCCGAACAGCCGCGCCCACGTAATTGCCGTCAAAATGCCGTTTTTCGTATTTGTCTTACGCAGTGCACGGTCAAGCTTTGTCAGGTCTTTCGGCTCAATGTCGCTCGTCAGCTTGGGCCACGCTTTTACGCAATCCATCGCAGGAATGTCGACGATCTTACGGCTTACCCAATGATTGCGATAGAGAGTTACAAGACTCCAGAAATCGTAGCTGAAGCGCACCAGCTCATAACTCGCACCCTGTGCCAAAGAGTTGGTGCCCCAGCCAGACCGCGCCGCTGCATTCGTAAAAACGTCGGCGGCAAAGGCAGACGTCAGCCCCTGTGCTCCAAGCATCGTCTCGACAAGGTTGGGCTGCTTACGCTTGCTCTTGGAGGTCCTGATGGCCGGCGCTCCGTCAACAGTTTTACTTTTCTTCGGCATTCGCCAACCTCCTTGCTTCCTCTGCTCGTATCCTACCAAGCTTTTGAGCTGCTATCACCTCAACACGTCTTACAGGGTCGCTCCAGCATTTGCTGGCTATGGTGGATAGGCGTAGTAACTCTTCAGGCCTAAAAGCTCGTACTTTAGCAGCTTCTGCCATATTTTTTCGGCCCGCTTCAGTCTGCATGCCCCGCCTTATAGCGCCTACCGCTTTGTCGTGCTCCACGGGATCGGCCCATCGAGCTTTTGCAGATTCTGACATCTTGCTACGACATGATTTAGTCTTAATACTGGCGGTTCGCGGTGCTACCGCCTCTGGCTGGCTTAGTGAAACTCTTAATCTGGCCTTGTATTCCGGATCAGCCCATCGAGCTTTAGACCGGGCTCCTGCCGCGGCGCGGGTTTCCTCGGTTCTATGTGTAGTTGCATAATCTGGGTCTTGCCAAAGAGCAATCGAAACGGCGGCGGCCCGCGCTCGCGCTTCAGGAGTTCTGGATTTAGCCCTTCTAGTTGTACCTGACTCAGACGCCCACGCGGCTAGTTGGGCCTTTGACAACTTTTCTAGTGTTTCTGGCTTAATGGCGTGATGCTCACGAATTTCTGAGTCAGCCCATTGAGCCTTAGATATTGCCGCAATCTTATTGCGCGTCTTCTTGGACATCTTAAACTGTCCGCCGCCCGTAGTTAGGTTGTACCCGCCACCCAACGGATCGTCGATAAACGTATGGAGCTTCTTAATGTAGTACGTCTCCATCTTGTTCAACAATTCAACAGGCCCGCGCCAGACTACCTCCCAAGTAAACCCAACCTCGTAACCGTTCTTACGAAGAGCATAGTGAAAGTAGAACTTCGAACCTTTGCGTGCGGCTTTTGCATGCTGAGGCCAACGATGCGTTTCAGGATAACCTGACTTGTCCTGCCCGACGTAGCCCTTCTGATTCTTCTTGTTTACAGCGTGGTAAATGCAACCCCAGCCGGGTCGATGCTTCTTCACAACCATTCCGTTCTCATTCCACGGTAAACTAACTGAGGGAAGCGCGGGTGAATGACGTCCACGCTTGTCGGGCCGCGAGCCCTATCCCTCAGATCTCAACTTCCGCCTCAGTCAGAACGTCATCTGCGGAAAGCCAAATGACAGTTTCCTCGCTATGCGGTGACACAGTCACGCCGCCCTTACCGTCTGCCTCGAACGCCCAGAGCAGCCGGGTCTCAGTGTCTAGGATGGCGTCCAGTACGAACGTATCAATCTCTAGCCCGCGATAGACCAGACGGTCGCCAGGATTCAACCGCACCTGACGACCGTCGTCCTCCGCCGCTGACGCGCTTTTGGCGCGCCTACGTATCCGCATTGGCATGCGGTGCCTCCGTACTAGATCATTCTTGTACAAACGTTGCGAAGCCGACTACGCCCGTGCCCGACAAAGTGCCGCCGCTCACCAGGCAAAGGCCCTGGCTGGCCGGGGTCACAATCGACACGTCGTTGCCGGTACTGAAGTATGTACCGGTCGCGACCGGAATGGCGCCGGTCAGTGCATGCGTGCCGGTGCAGGCCGTCGAAGTGCCGTACTCGATCAACAGAGTCGGCGTAGTGCCGACCACGTTGGCCTGCAGTGAGCAAAGCGTTACAGCGGTCGTTCCGGACGGCGCCACAAGCTGCGTAGTTGCCGCTGTCGTGACGCTGATGGCAACGGTGGACTTTGCCACGCTCGGATTGCGGCATGGGTCGCCCGTCGCAACAATCGATACCGAACCGCTGGCTACCGTGCTCGTAATGGCCGGGCTGAAGCTGGCCGTGATCGTACCCGCGGTCGGATAAGCCGATGAACAAACGTATGACGCAATGTAATTGTCGCCCGTGGCCACGCTCGGACTGATGGTGAAGGTCTGCGTGCTCGAAGCGGGCGTAAAGCTGGTCGTGCTGACCGCGCTCGTAGCCGCTCCGCCGCCGTTCGACTGATAGGCAAGGGCGATGGTGCAGCCTGAAGGCGAACCCGTAATGCCCGCACCGATGACGGTAAGCGTGCCAGCGCCGGAAAACGTAGGCAGTCGCACCGCGCCGGTGACAGAGGTAGCCGTGGCCGCCTGCTGCACCCAGAACGTGACGCCGCTTTGCGCCGTGTAGGTAGGCGACTGAGCCGAAGCTGCAAGGGGAAGCGTCAACGCCATCAAGGCGCCGATAATTGAGGCGATGATCTTCTTCATGTCTTTATTGCTCCTTTGATACGGGGTTAAGCCGCCTCAAGTTCCTGGACGGCGAACTGTTGTTTGAACTGCTGCTTGGTCATCGTAATGATGCGGCCCTTTGTAGCGACGCGAGCTGGGAAACTGATATCGTCCAGGGTGAGAACGACTTCGGGATAGCACCTATCGTTAAAAGTATCTCCGCAGTTGTACGGGCCGTAAGACTTCTCACCGGCCAGGGCCTCAGGAGAAACAGGATCTGACCAGAAACACACCACGCCGTCCATCTTGGCATGGCTGTCACGTACGCGCGCGTCCTTGCTGGTACGCCAGATGTAGCACGGCAGGTTGAGGTGCTCGGCGCGGGCCTGGGTCAAAGCGCTCGAGCATTTTGCAGTTTCCGTTCTTGAAATTAAGTGTACCCGGCTACGCAGCAACTCCGGGAAGCGTTTTCGCGCCATCTTGTCAATAGTGGCTGCTCGGGCGCCTGCCTGCTGCGCGCGCTCAATTTCCTCGGTAAAGGTTGTGGCTGCTTCAATGGAGAGGCTGCTGATGAGCGCTGCGTTCTCACGTACAATCTGCTGGACTCTTACACCCGTGGGCCCTTGCATTTCCTGCTGTAGCAGGCGGTAGAGCATCGCGCTACGCTGCGACTTTGCAGCGGCCGCGCGCCAGGTGCGCATGTTCTTGGCAGAAACCTGGCTCACCATCCGCTCAGCAAGCAACTGCGATGCGGCTTGGATGTCGGGTTGGCGACTGCGCTCGATGAGAGCCTGTAACCAGGACGCGAAACTTTGCTCCGGTCGCTTCGCTAGCAAGACCCTGCCGGTTATCTGGCGAAGACCTTGCTCATAGGCGCGCTGCAAGGATTGCGTGGGGCCGAACGTCGATTTGGTCGGAGGCATGGGCTACCCGCCGTAGATACTCAGTGAGTCCGTCCACACAGGGTCACTCTTACAATCGCTGAACTTCACCGTAGTGATTTTACTATCACTATGCTCAACGGTGCCGCGCTCTCCAGTGTGCTTGCCCGCAAGCACTACGACCTTCGCTCCGGTTGGCCAGGGCTTTGCGTCCTTGGCCAGCCCCTTGCCATACGCACCAGCCGCCTTGCGCTCAATGGTGTGCTGCCCGTTGCGCCTCGCCAGCAGATAGGCGCGCTCCTTGCCCTTCTCATAGCGGTAGGTGATATCGCCGGCCTTATTGCCGCTGCCGAACGCAGGGCTGAAGCCTTCACCCGTCAGTTGTGCGTGCAGCTTATCCGCCAGCGCGTGATTTCCCGTCTCTGGCATCCAGTGCTGGGAGTCCTTCGCAAACCCAGTGTACGGTTTGCCCTTGCTGATATACTGAGGCTCAGACGATCCAGTCATCTTGGCGAGGTCATTAGGGTTCAGAATGGAGAGGGTCTTGCGAATGACGGGCGGCTTGCTGTACGTCATGACGGCGTCCAGCGCGGCGTGGAGGCGAGAGCGACGGTCACCCACCGGCACGTCCTTCGGCTTAGGCTCGCCGCACCGCCCGCAGAAACTCTTGCCGTTGTACTGATGACGGCCCTCCTGGCACGCGGGCCACTGCTTGTCTGTGGCCTTCTTCGCCTTCAGCTTCTCCAGCGCCGTC